CAGCACCTCTCGCCGCAGGTTCTGCGCACCAACGGCGTGCTGCGCCGCGACGAGTGGATCGCGTACGACACGGAACTCATCGAGGGTGCCGTGGCGCGGACGCAGGCCGTGGCGGACCTCGTGTCGCGAGGTCTCACCAAGCCGCTCGCGAACAGTATGGGCAAGACGGTCCTGAACTATGACAAGTTCGGTGACCTGGCCGATGCGACGGTGAGCATGGACGGTATGGCGCGGACCGAGAACGATCGGCCCAACTACACGCCTGGGCAGTTGCCGATTCCGATCACGCACAAGGACTGGCGCATTCACCTCCGTGTCCTCGAAGCCTCGCGCAATCCCGGAGGCGAACCGCTGGACACGACGATGACGCGCCTCGTGGGCCGCAAGATCGCGGAACAGCGCGAGAAGATGCTCATCCTGGGCAACAAGCAGTTCATCGGCTTGCCCATCTACGGGTACATGACGCACCCGCAGCGCATCACCTCGGGCTTCGGCGCGAACGGCGACTGGGAACAGACCGCCAAGACCGGCGACAACTACCTCACCGACGTCATGACGATGGTCTCGGCGTTGGCGGCCCAGAAGCACTACGGACCGTTCATGCTGTACGTCACCGGTGCGGCGTCCATCCGCCTCGATGCGGACTTCAAAGCCAACGGCACGGACACGGTGCGCGACCGCATCCTGAAGGTCAACGGCATCGCCGGTATCGGCGTGCTCGACTTCCTGCCGCTGTCCAACGTGCTCATGGTCTCGATGACGCGTGAGACCGCGGTGATGGTCCAAGGCGAACCGCTCCAGACCGTGCAGTGGGACGTCAACGGCGGGTTCGCCGTCGACTTCAAGGGCTTCGAGATCCAGGTGCCGCTCGTCCGCGCTGCCGCGGGCAACTCCGGCATCTACCACATGTCCGACTAGGACACGCGACGTGACCCAGACACGTCGACAACCGCTTACGCACTAGCAAAGGAGCAAAGACGACAATGGCCGACAAACCAGACGTGACGCCGCCGACCAAGCCGGGCACCGGCGAGAAGCCGGACAACACGCTGCCGGGAACTGGCGACAAGCCGGATCAGGGCTTGCCCGGCGACCGTCCCAAGCCGGACCAGGGGTTGCCGGGACGTCGTGAAGGTGGCGCGGAACCGAAGACCGAAGCCTACAAGCTCAAGGCGGACGTCGGGCCGCACATCAACCGTGACGGCAAGGTGACCCAGGAAGGCGAGACCGTCCTGCTGACAGAGTCCCAAGCCGAGTACATCGGCGACAAGTTCGAGAAGGTTGGCAAGTAACCATCCGCGCTGAGGGTAGCTCCGTGGCGCCTCGGTGGGCGGAGCTACTCTCTGAGGAACGCACATGGTTTTGGATGCGACGGTCGGTGGGGCGACGGCCAACAGCTATGTGACGAACGCCGAGGCGGTGGCCTACATGGGCACCCACCTGTACGCCTCGGCATGGTTGGCGCTTCCTTCGGCAGAGCAGGACACGTCGTTGATGATGGCCACCCGCCTCATCGACACCTCCGTCTGTTTTGTCGGGACGAGTGCAACAACGACCCAGGCGCTGCGCTTTCCTATGGTGGGCCTCGTGACGCCCACGGGCGCGGTTGTACCCTCGGACGTCATCCCGGTTGCGGTCAAGGACGCCACCTCGGAGTTGGCGCGCCTCCTCGCCACGACGGATACCACCGCGCCGAACGAAGCCGCGGCCCAGGGCTTGACCAAGCTCAAGGTGGCCTCGGTGGAACTCGGGTTCAAGGACGACATCGAGACCAACAGCGTTCCGACCACGGTGCGGGCGATGTTCCCGCCGTCGTGGCTCTGTCTCACGCCGGAACAGCTTGCCGCCCTTGTCGTGACGACGTCCCGCAGCGCGATCTTCCAGGTGATATAGCGTGGCCTATGACGATCTGGTTCGCAAGGGCGTGGCGATGGCGAATGTCATCACCAAGTCCCTGCACGTGCCGGTCGTCCATCGCGCCTGGATAGGGCAGGACCCGTGGGGCAATCCGATCTATGCGCCGCCATCCGTGAGCGCGGACGGAGGGCTGTTGAAAGCGGTCGTGGAGTTGAAACAGACGTTGCGCACGCTGGACAATGGGATGTCGGCCACGACCAAGGCGTACATCTCGTTCATCGAGCCCGTGCCGGCGAACGGGACAGCCGGACGCGTGGACCCGATTGATCCTCGGGACTACATCATGCTTCCCGGAGGCGTCAGCGGTCCGATCCTCGACATCGAGGGCGTGCTTGATCCCGATACGGGGCGACCGTACATGTCCGAAGTCTGGTTGGGTGCATGAACGATATCGCGATCACGATCATCACGGTCGACCGTACGCCGAGGCGAAACTACCTTGGGCAGACGGCGGCAAACTTCATTCGCGGCGGGGTGTTTGATTCGCCTCGCTTTCACAGCCTCCATATCGCTGACAGCGGCGGGCACGAGGGTTGGCCGGACCGCGGTGTCGAGCGTCTCTTGACGTTGGTCGGGCCCAAGTACCCGTATCGTTGGATCCGATCCACGGGTGCCTCGCATTCGGCGTACGTGTACCGGACCGCGACAGCGCGAACGGCGTGTGTCAACGCCAGTGCCGCGCTGGATGCCGGGATGGCGACGGACGCGCAGTGGATTCTGTTCTGTGAGGACGACCTCGATGTTTGCGGAGACTTCCTCGACAGCGTGGGCCGTTGGCTCGACATCTACGGTGATCCAAAGTATCACGTGTTCCCGTTTGGTGCGGCGTATCCGCAGGTCAAGGACGCCGCGCAGCGTCTTGAGTTCTTCTGGGAGTATCCCGTCACGAAGTTCTACGGAACGCAGTGCTTTGCGATCCGTCGACCCGAGGCCCAGAGCCTCTCGGACTACTGGCGGGTCACTCCGAAAGTGGTTGGCGTGCACTCTCCAGGGGCATTCGACTTGATGCTGGCTGAGTGGCACCAACAGAAGTTCCCAGAACAGCCCTACCTGTTGGCGTCCGCGCCGAGCTTTGTCCAACATATTGGTCGCGACTCGGTGGCGACCGGCGTTGCGAACACCCATCAGTTTCTCTCGTGGCCCGGTCCGTTCTGGACCTTTGATCCGGAGGTTGTACGCACATGAAACCAAGGTGCCTGTTCGTGGGGGATGGGTGCTGTGCCACCGGGTTCGCTCGGATGAATCACGCATACATCGATGGGCTCTTACCAACGTGGGACGTGCACATGTTGGCGTTGAACTATGATGGAGACCCGCACCGGTATCCGTTCCCCGTCTACCCGACATCCACGCGGATGCAGGTTGATCGATGGGGTACGCAGCGCTTACCGATTCTGGTCACGCATCTTCGTCCCGATATCATAGTGGTCGTCAATGACCCGTGGAACTTCCCACCGTATCTGGCGCGCGTAGGCACGACGCCGGTCGTGGGGTCCATTGCGGTCGACGGCGCGAACTGTCGAGGCACGAGTCTCAACGGATTGCGCCACGCGATCTTCTGGACGCACTACGGAGTCAATCAAGCCCGTCTCGGCGGGTACACTGGGCCGGCATCCATCGTCCCTCTGGGCGTGGATCTGTCTGTCTACCACCCCACGGAACAGGCAGAGTCACGAAGGCGGATAGGGTTGCCGGCCCAACTCCGCGGCTCTGATACCTTCATCGTCGGTGTTGGCGGACGTAACCACCCGCGCAAGCGGTTCGATTTGGCGCTGATATACTTCGCCAAGTGGATCAAAGAGGCCAAGATACAGAATGCGTACCTGTTCGTCCACGAGGGTCCCACTGGGGATACCGGATACGACCTCGATCAGTTGGCGCAGTATCTCCAGATTCACAACCGGATCATCATCTCGAAGCCGGAGATGGGCCAAGGGATGCACGAAGAGCACCTCAAGTACGTCTATGGGGCGCTGGACGTGATGTTGTCGACGGCGACCGGCGAGGGTTGGGGCCTGATGCACATGGAAGGGATGGCGTGCGGTATCCCGCAGATCCTTCCGGATTGGTCTGCTCTCGGAGAGTGGGCCGCGGACGCCGCGTGTATGGTACCCTGTACGTCGGTCGTCTGCACGCCGAATAACATCAACGCCTTGGGCGGAGTTCCAGACGAGGCGAAGACCGTCCGCGCCTTGGACCTCGTGTATCGCAATCCCCAGTACCGTGCGAGCCTCGCTGAGAAGGGTCTCGCACTCGTTCAGCGTCCGGAGTTCCGCTGGGAGGCGATTGGGGCGCAGTTCGAGGAGACCCTCACCCAGTGTCTGTCGCCGTTGATCCTCGAACAGGTACCGTCCGAGGCGACTGCGTAACATGGCTCGCGAGAAGAGTCCCGAACTCAAAGGCTATGAGAAGATGCAGCGTCAGCTTACAGCTTTGATGAAAGGGATGACCAACGAGGCCGCAGCAGCGTTGTTTGTCGAGGCGCAGATTGAGCGCACCGAGTCGATGAAGCGTACACCGGTAGACGTCGGCAATCTCAAGGCGAGTCACTTGGTGAGGCCGCCAGTGATTCGGAATACTGTAGACGTCTCCGTCACCATTGGCGTCGGTGGTCCGGCGGCACCATACGCGATCTTCGTGCATGAAGACTTGAACGTGGACCATACGTCGGGGCAGGCGAAGTTCTTGGAGTCAACCTTGAAAGAGTCGGCTCCGTACATAGCAAAACGAGTTGCACGGAGGATAGACCTCCGGCGCGCACTGGAAGGAAAGTGACATGGCGCTTCTTCAGCTCACAAACGCAGCCGCGACTGCCTCAGCCAATGCACTGTTGGCGCTTATTGACGTCGGCACGCAGGGCAAGATCAACATCCGTACGGGCGCGATGCCGGCCACGGCGGATACGGCCGCATCAGGTACGATCCTCTGCACGCTGTTGTTTCCGGACCCGGCATTCCCCACGGCAGTCAATGGTGTGGGTACGGCAAACGTCATCGCGCAGGTCGCGTCGATTGCCTCAGGCGTTGCCGGTCACTTCGAGGTGACGGACTCCAGCAACGTCGTGATCTTCCGCGGCGATGTCACGGCGAGCGGTGGCGGCGGCTCGATGGAACTCGTGACCACCACGATCACGTCACCGCAGCCGGTGCAGATCACGTCGTTCACCTACACGCAGCCGAAGTCGTAAGCGTTCGATTACACGAGGAGGCTCTGGCATGGCACAGATCCTGAGACCGTCCAGCGACGTCGCCGCTGGAGGTTGGACAGCGTCAGCAGGAGGGACGCTGGCCTCCAATGTCGATGAACCTGTGGGCACGGGCGATGCGACTTACATTGCATCGCCTAACTCCGCAGGTCCGAACGCTGCCACGCTGGCGTTGAGTGCTGGCGTCAGTCCTGCGGCTGGGACGGTGACGTTACGCGTACGCACGGGCCGTAGCAGTATCATTACTGGTGCGATGAGCGTGACCGCGCCGAAGTCACTACTACGCGTGAGTGATCAGGCAAGGACAGTCGTCACCGCGGCTGACCTTACGTACCTCGGCATGTTCTCTGTCGGGGCCAACTGGTCAGCGATACGCTGGGGCTATGAAGAAGGGGGCATGACCGGGCGATATGTAGGTGGTCAGTTACGCCTGCTCTGTCTCTCGGGGTACAACGCGCCGCCGTTGTATAACAACATTCCGTCGATTTATGAGATTGTCCCTCCGGCTGATGGGGTACTCACAACGACCCGCGCACTTATGCCGTCCGCTACCTTTGTCCGCGATTGGGGACCTGTGGCCGATGCGTTGCCGTGTCTGAGTTCTGACGGCAATCGCATTCGCGGTCTTGGATGGGATGCCGGGTTGAATGCGTGCTGGGCCGCGTATGCGCCGAAGTACGGGCACGAGCATAACCCATCGATCTCATACGTCGTCTTCAATGATACAACGAACGTAGGCACTCGATATGGTCCGTGGCGTACGGCTGCGCATTGCAAGATGACGGGCGGCTACATGTGCCCGATTACCAGTGCGTTCTCGGCTGCGCATTGTGGCGGTGCGCCGATGGCCTTGGGATGTGCGACATTGAGTCGGAATGGGTCGTCTGCATGGGGACCGATCTTCATTCCCACGCCTCGGCTCGCCACCTATGCGACGACGCCACCGGACCAGGTCCAGTCGTATGATGGCGAACCTATCAATGCACCGGGAGGTGCGCATCCGAGATACTCTATTCCCAACCCGTACGTAGGGATGCAATATCCCTATTGGGCGCAGCGTATGCGGGATGACTTTACGAAGGTTGTGAAGTGTGCGTGGGGTACCACGCATGCGGGGAATCCCGATCACGATCCACTATATCCGCCGTACGACACACCGACGCATGGCGGACATATCGATGTCATCACTGGTCCGTGGTCAGAAGCGATGGATTGGTGGGCGTCGATGGTCATGATCGAGACGCCGACGAAACAAGGTCTGTGTTACTTCTCGACTATCGTCGGGCCAACACCGGGCTATCCTGACCCGGCGCACTCGTGGTATGGCACAAAGACCTGTTCCCACGGCCACGTCGATGGGCGGCATGACGTCTCGACGGCTGGCGACGGTACCAGTTCCAAGATGAACGCCATGCACGTCTATGATTTGAACCAGATAGCGCAAGTCGTGGCAGGCACGATGACGGCCGAGACCATCCGAGGCGTCCAGCACAACCTGTATCCGAGTCCGTTGTCACTGGTCGATTTTCAAGATGCGTCGATGGACGACTTGTTCATTGGTGCGTTCTTTGATGAAGTCACCGGGCGTTTGTATCTACGCGAGCGGTACGGTGATAGTCGCGGGTCCTATGGCTATTGGGGCACGGGTGACAACGAGCCGCGTTCGGCGATTCACGTGTTCCAGTTAGCTGGCGGCGGCAACGGCAGCCTCTCGCTCCTGACGGGTAGTGTTCAAGCGTCTGCACCCCACCCGACGACACAATCAACGAACGCGGTATACACTACGCTGACGCCTGCGGATATCACGTATCTTGGCATTGTCAAGCTACCGCTCGACTACAACATTGGGGACCCGGATAACTGTATCCGCTTTGGGTTCTCCAGTGGGCAGCTCATTACCGGTCGATACGTCAGCGGCACGCTCCACCTCTTCCTGGGGATGTCACAAGGGAATAACTACCGGGCTCCTGTCCTCGAAGTGATCTATGACCAGACTCCGAATCCTGTGCTTGCAAGCGCAGGACGGCTGACACCTTACGCGATCTGGGGTCAGATACAGGAGGCGGACGTCAAGGATGCGAACGGTCCGCGCATGCACTCGCTGCATTGGGACGAGACGAACCAGTGTCTGTTCTGGACCTTCGATGCGTTCTACTCAGTCGAGCATAACCGGACCATCGGCGCGACGACGTTCACCGGCACGACTGTTTCAACGCAGTATGGGCCGTGGCGCACGTCGAGTCCGAAGCGACATACTGACGGGCCAATTATCACTATTCCCGTATCTGAGCGCGTGTACTTTGACGGACACGACAAGCTCTCGCTTGGGTGTGATAACTCCCTGAACGCCATCAACAATTGGGGGCACTCACTCTACTCGTGGTTGTCGACCGGGATTCTATCCGTACCCGAGAGCGACTATACGAATGAGTCCGTATTCGGTATCACAACCACGCCTCGCATGCGTTCCGACATGAGTAACAAGATGTCACGGAATGCTACGTATAAGAACTGCGTGTATAACGATACCAGTTCATATAACTGCGGTGCGGGTGTGGTTCTCTCTGGGCCGTTGAATGTAACGAGCCAGATGGATCTCGCGCAGAGTGTGGTCTGGATCAAGAACGCGACGAAGCACGGCGTGATCTTCCTGAGTCAGATGGCAGACGTAGTGAACAATGCAGGCTTCGTCTCCGCGAGTTACGGTGGCGACACCTTGCCACACGTCTTCTACTCGACGGAAAAGGCCTGCTGCCACGGACAGATCATGGGATCGAACGGCGGGACAGGTCCACACTCACCGAGTCTCGTGCCGCAACTGTGGTTCTATGATCCTGCGACGTTGATCGCTGCACAGACGGGTGCAGGTGGCATGACGCCGTACCTGGCCGCGAACTCGCCGAGTGTGTCGCACAAGCACCTGTACGACTATAGCAGTAACTTCGCGTATGACTCGCAGTACTACGGCCAAGGCATGTTCTATGACCACGTCTCGCGGTTGCTCTTCATCATGGATGCGACTCGCGAGGTGGTAGCGGGACAGGAAACGATTCCCATCGTGCATGTCCTCTCGGTGGCGAACTAAGGCATAGCTTATGAGTTACCTCTTCGCGAATCCCAGCGGTGTCATTTCGTTCCCCGATGCGCCGGAACTTGATAGCCTCGGCACGCATACGCTCGTTTATAACTGTAAGTTGACGGCGTTTGCCGCCTCGATGGTTCCCGTCTCGAAGGAAGGGAATTACGGCAGTTATATCGACTATGCGGATGCGGGACGCGTCATCAATACGCTGTATCACGTAGGTGCTGGCGGCGTCTATAAGGTTAAAAGCACGACGACAGTTACCGGTATCAATTTTGTTGGCACCTGGCGACAGGTTGCGCTGCGATGTTCTGGGGACGTAGCACTCAGCGTCTGGATTGACGGCATTGATCGAACGGCTGACGTTGAGGAGTATTGGTTCGCCGGTACGCGGAGCCTCGTGGGGCTCATGTACATCGGTAACAACGGCTCGTTGGCAGGGCCAGTTACCGGATACATGGCCGAAGTCTCCGTCTGGAACAATACGCTTCTGAGTGACGCAGACATCGGGCTCCTAGCTACCGGCACGAACCCGATGGCGTTGACGACGCCGCCGACGTGGTATGCCGACTTGCGCACGGATGCAGTCGAGCGTATCTCGTTGGCTGCGGGTACCGTGTCGAATGCCACGCAGGACGCGGACCACCCCTTAATTGATCCGCCTCCGGCAGGCGGCGGGCAAACGTCCTACCCGAATGCGGATATCTCCGATGGATCGTGGACACCAAGTGCAGGCACCGACCTGTACGCAGCCATCGCCGACTCTAGCGATACGACGTACATTCGTTCGTCGGCTGGTGCGGCGAGTGATCCTACAACCATTGCGCTTGCGCCGCTCTCTACGCCGCAGGCTGGTACTGTAACACTCCGCGTTCGACACCGCGCCACGCCGTAACATGGCCCACACTTACGGAGCCGCCAACGCACGCGTCTCGGCTGCAACGTCACCGATAACGTCGGCGACGTTCACGCCGACGTCTGGCTCCACGTGCCTGGTATTGTATCTGTGGGTGTTAGGCGCGACCAATCGTGCGGGTGGTGCGCCGACCTATAACGGCGTGGCGATGACGCAGGCGAACTCGACGCAGAAGGCTGCGACGACGCCTGAGTCGAGCATGGAGATTTGGTACATCGTCGGCGCGAATGCCGCGGTGGCCGCGACGGCAGTGATTCCGAACACGGGATCATTGACGATCTCTTACGCATTTGCTACAGGCAAGGCCGGCAGCGGACTCACCTCGGTCTTCGACAACGCGATAGGCGCCAACGGAACGTCGACCAATCCCTCGTGCGGCGCGATGACTGTGGCCGCGGGAACGATCACCTTCGCAGGCGTAGCCTCTGGCTTACAGACCTGGTCGATGGCCGTGGCAGGTGGTGCCACGCAGATCCTGAGTGACGACAACGGCGCCACGGGGTGCGCCGCATCGTATCTCCTGTCCGCAGGCGGCGGCTCGCAGACGATGTCGTGGACGGCAGGCTCCGATGACTGGGGCGCGGTTGCCGTCTCGTTCAAGGAAGCAACGCCGCCAGTGACAGGGATTGCGACGCCTCGTGCGCCGATGTCGATTGTCGGCGCAGTAGGTCTGGCGGTTGTTACCGGTGTCGTGGCGGCCAGTGCATTGGTGCCGACGGCGTCAGCGCAGACACTCGCGAGTTCGTTGTTTGTCACGCAGAACTTCCAAGTTCTCACTACATCCTACTCCAGTCAGCACGGTACGAAGTTCACGGTTGGCGCTGCGCCTATCGTGCTCACCTCTCTCGGACATTGGGTCGAGTCTCCGTCTGTTGTTCCGGCCTCGATGGCGGTTGGCCTGTACGCGGACAATGGAACATTGCTCACCTCGGTGAGTGGTATTGTCACAACAGGTCTGCCCGGTCGTTACGCGTGGGGCGTGCTAAGTACGCCGTTCGTTTGTCAGCCGTTGACGAGTTACTGGCTGATGTCCGAGTACATGACGGCACAGGTTCGCGAGTGCCGCGTTACGGCTGTCCCGCAGATTACGATTGAAGGTGGCGCGGTAGGTGTTGCGCCTGCCTTTGAGATAGACACTATCGGTCCAGACGTCTTCAGCCTCGGGCCAGTGAACGCGATCTGGGCGCCATATGTTGCGCCTGTACTCCAGGTTGAGTTACTCGAAGGTGCGACCGTTCGCGCGACCTGGAATGTCACGCCAGGTGCGGTCGTCACAAGTGATCTCGCACTGACGACACCACAGCGCGATGCGATCACCAATTGGGGTAACTTACGCGTCCGTCTAACCAAGAACAACAATCAGGTAGACGTCTTTGACGTCGCGCTCACGGCGCCTGGGAGCGGCGCGGCTACTGTCCCGTTCGATATCATCCAGAACTTCAGCAGCGGCAGCGGTGCACTTGACGCGACGAAGTTAGAAGCGGGATCACACGGCGCGGATTGGGGCGCATGGGGTGTCGTTGATACCGTCTCGGTAGACCATACGGTTATCGCGACGCACGATGTTTCAGCGCTGACACTACCCGTCATCGCTGTAGGCGGCACGAACTACACAGGCACCGAAGGTCAAGGTGCGACGTTCGATCACAGCGCCTCGCCGGATGAGTACGATGCGTTTGAGTTAATCACGGTCGGGAACGGCATCACTGACGCGCAAGCGTTGATGCTAGTGAAGTTCGACGTCGTTG